CGTGTCAGTTGCATTAAATGATAATTCCTTAGATGCGTATGTTAAATCAGTTTGTCCAACGTTAATATCAAATTGCAATTCAGGATAAAAAAATTCAAATTGATCATCCAACCAATTTTTCGCAGCTGAACGTGCTTGTTCTATTCTAGAACGTATGTTATCTGCAGTATCACCGATACTATTAGCAAGTTGTTGTAATAAATCAAAATTATTTATTCGTTTTATAAAATCTTCAACTTTTTCTAAACTCTGGCCAATTAATCGCAAAGCAATATCCATGGCAGTTTTAACAGCAGCTCCGACGATGCCGCTTGGTCTACCTTCATCAATCCAATCCTGCACTTTTTGAATAGCTCCTGTTAAATCTGGTACTGGTATCTTTATTCTAGCTGCAATTTCACTAATTGATTCTATTTTACTAAATACATTATCATAAAAATCTAGAAAACGTTCTACTATATTATCTCCGCCAAAAGTTCCAAATACATTTGATATTAAACTATACATATCTTGAACAATCTGCGGAGCTTCTTTTTCTTCATTTCGTGCCTTACTTGCTACAATTAAATTTTGAACACGTAATGGAATAATCTGGCCAGGTTGATAACGATTTGCATCAATAAATAAATCTCGTATTACATATATATTATTACCTTCAGATCTTGCTCTGTCGATAGTAACGCTTGGTCTAAATTCAATACCATTTGTTTCAGCTACATTAGTACCAGTAGTGTCAAAAGAAAATATAGCTTCTGAGTTAACCGCCTCAACTGGTAAACCATTATCAATTTTTAAATTTATATGTACTCGTATTTGAAATATTCTAGATGTAGGCAATGCTTCGTTTGCATAAAATGTCTCACCCAAATTATATGAATCTACTAAAATATTACTTACTTGTTCATATGACTTATTATGATAAAGCGCATATATATTTTCTCCAAGGTCATATTCGTCTAATAGATTATTTACATCAGAATCTAATGATAATTGTCTATCAATTTTATGAAAAGGAGGTAATCCTTGTTTATGTAACCAGAAACTACCTGCCGCGCCTAAAGAAAACGGCCTTGCTTGGTTTTGCTGAATATAAAAATATCCTCGAGAAGTACGCAATAGACGACCTTCAAATCTATCAGTTTCTATTTGACTTATATCGATATCAAACGTTAAATCAAGTGGTTCTTGTACAATAACATTTGGTGGAAATACATAAAATTTAAATTGAGTATCTAATGCATTAATAACCGATTCATTAGTATATGAAACTACATTTGGTTCTATCAATAATTTTTGATTCGTAGCTTCATTTTCTATTAATATAATGTTGCCATTATTATCTCGCTTATGAACAAACGGTAACCCCGAAACATATTCTAAACCATTTTGAATGTATGGTTGTATATTATTTAAATAATCTAAACTAGGATTGTTTGTTTGTATAGCAAACGTTTTTAGATCGAGCCCAACTCGATCTAATTTTCGTAAACTTAAAATTTTATTTTGATTACTCATTATCTAACTACTTTAAAATAATATTCATTATCAATATACTGCTCAGTGAATCCATCTACAATTTTTAATGCTATGCGATAATAACGCTCTGGCATCAATCCATTCATATCTAAATAAATGAAGTTGCTTGTAGTATCACAACTCACTTTAGTATAAATATTATCAAACGGAATTATTGTTTCATCTGTAGCAGCATCAATTATTGAATAATAAGTAGTTGCTGGTAATCGTTTTACGGTTTGTAAAGGAAATAAATTTGTTGCTGATTTTTGTGGATATTTATCCCGACCATACAAGCGTATACGAGCTATTTCCGTGTCTTTATACGCATTTTTTAATTTTGGATATATGATATATGATTCTAAATTAAGTGCATCTAAAGTGCTAGAATACGCACTATCGTCCCAATACATGGTAAGTCTAGGAACATATATAGTATGTGTTTCTCTACTAAAGAATCTTACATATCCTGTAGTGGTTCCTGCTTGTTCATCTGCATCAGAAAATTTAAGTAAAAACCCATTATTATTAATAGTAACGCCAGCACTTCCATTAATCCATAATTTTATTGCATCTGTTACATCCATATTAATATCAGTTGGGCGATAGGTAAAAGCTTCAGACACGCCATCTGCACCCGGTTGTGTATAAAAACTTTGATCATATCTCGTTAAATCATAAACACCAGAGCCAGACTGATATATCCAACTTCCACCTAAACTACCAGTAATTTTTAAAGAAGGAGTTACATCACCTGATGTTGTCCACGATGACCCAGATAATGGATAGTTCCATGAAACACCATCAGTTATTGATGGCGATGAATTTTCAAATCCAGTACCATTAATCCAAGAATCATAAGCTATTTTTGCATCAATTGTATAATCTGATGATAAATTTTTTGCGTGCGATGTATATAATTGCAATACAAATTTACATGAATTTAACGTAGTAGAATATTTTGTTAATGTATCTGAAATTTCAGACATATCAAATTTAATCAACGATCTAGATCGTACATATGCATCACCTGACGTATTTAATCGTTTTCCTACTTCTAATATTTCATCAATACCAGTATTTAATGTAGGTACTGTTTCATACAATGTAGCATCTTTTTCTGCATAAAATATTCTGAACATAAGTTATATCCTTACTATTATTTAATATAAATATTTGTTAGTAAGATACTACTCGTCCTCGTATGTCTTTATTTGGAAATTTAACTTCAAATATTGATGGATCTAACGATGGATATATGATTCCATTTTTTGTTGCGGTTTGTAAATTATAAATATTTCCAGAATAGTTTGTTGAAGTATCATATAAATTTGTAAAGTTTAAATCTAATACTGATTGCACACCTTTAACATTAGCTATTGAATTTAAAACATCACTTTTTATGATAGTTTGATTAATTTGCCAACGAGAAATATCAAAATATTCTTTTAAACGACTGATACATGTTAGAAGAACTTCATTACTGTTATAATTTGATAATACAGTAATTTCAAAATCAATACCAATATTAATTATAAATGCATTTTTAATATTTATAGCATCCGTCATCATACGATATTGATCTAAATATGTTTTTAAATTTTCTTTAACTGCAGGATTAAGATCAACTAATTGTTTAGACGAATTATACCCCAAAACATACATGTTCATCGCTAATGGATTTTTTACTCTACGTTCTTCCGCTTCTTCTTGTGCAATTTGATCGTCAGGTACAATATATGCTTTTGCGACACTACCAAAACGAGCTGGCATAGAATATGCTCGTATAATATAATCTTCTCTAGTAACTAAACGATTTTGTGTTGCAAAATTAGCTAATGCATTATTTTTTATTTCATTTAATGAGTCTCTTGTTTTGCCTCCGCGTGCTGGAACTGGATTATTAACTGCAACCGAACTTTTAACAAAACTAATTACGCCGCTAGTTAATATTGTGTTAACATCATCTTCATATTGTACATTATCTATTCGTGTAATAGTATCTGCATCAACATTATCTTGTAATCCTTTTCCTGTTGTATATGTTACTGTTAACGTAGTATTTGCTGGAGCTTGACCATATGCTCTTGTATATAAAAAGTTTGATGGGTCAATATCAATATCTACTGAACGTCTAAATCCTGCTAATCCATTTCCTACATTATCTGGATTTGGAATAATTTCTTCATCGTTATTATCAGAAACACCTGCTCCAAATTGCAATTCATATCTATTATCTGCTCGCAATCTAGAAACAAATCGTTTTGAAGATTTTCTAAGTTTTAAAAGAGAAGGAACAGAAGAACGATATTGTACAAACTCTGGATCATTTTCTAATAAATTTGGCACAGTTTGAAACACAGTATCCTGAGCTAAATATGGAACTTGATACCAATTATCTCCATCTGATTCTTCTACTGAAATAATATCAATGATATCCGTATCAGGAAGTACTATCTTATCATATGGTTTTGGTGTAGTAAATGTAAATGTAGAAGTCTTAACAGTACCAGAAATTGCATTAACTGATTTCTTTAGCAAAAAGTATGTTGGCTGTTTTGTTTCATTATCATATTCATATACTGTAACTTCTGTTGGATTAAATGATGAAGAAAACCCAAAATCAACTGCATCTGTTGTTCTAAACCCAATACCTTGTTCGGTACTAACACGCATTGCAGTTTTAATAGATAATGCATAACGATAATCTGGACCTACTGCATCACCAGAACCAATTGCAGGTACTAATTGAAATACATCTAATGTAGTTCTTGAAGCAATATAGTTATTAACATTATATCCTAGAGCATATGCTAAATCTTGTACATTGGATTTTTCTGTAGCATGTTGTAATAAAGATTCTTTAAGATTAGTATCACTATAATATGATAATACATCACCTACATATGATGCTAATTCTAATAACATCATACCAGGCGATGACTCGTTAAAGTCCTGATATGTATTAGGAAAATATTGTTTAGTAAAGTCAATTAAATTTTTTCTAAATTGCCCGAAATCTTTTCCTAAATAATTTATATCTTTTTTAACATTGCTCATTATCGTTCCTTATTATACTGCTAATTCAGCATTCGAAACAGAAAAGTTTCCATTTTCATTTACAAATACAGAAATTGTTCTATTTATTTGTTCTACATTAACATTAAATGTAATTTTAATTTTTAATTGATTGCCTAATGTAGTATCTTGTTCGTTTGTTATAGTTTCAATTGAAATAATATTAATGTCTGGTAACCATTTTGTTACAGCTGATTGAATTGACTCTACTATAAAATTACCGATATCTTCAGTATTTGGTTCAAATATTATTTCATATAATGCAGTTCCAAAATCTGGCTGCATTATTCGTTCGCCTAATTTTGTCAATAATAAGGTTTTAAAATTTGAAATAGATTTTTCTACATTAGTTACAGAAGAAACAAAAACTTTAGTTTGGTTAAACTGTAATAATACTCCTAATTTAGAATTTTCATCTGTAATATCATATCGTATAATGTCAAATGGCATTTACTTAACCTTTACCTTTTTTCTTATCCATAGCTTTCATTAAAGCTGAATAATCACGTGTCATTGCTTTTGCAACTACTGGGTCTACTTGCATAGATTTACCAGTTTCTGGGTCTGCCATTACTTGTGGTGCAGATATTCCCATCATTTGTGAACGCATTTTTTCTCGTACATGACCAAAACTTTGAGCATTTGCTGATGTCATCACAATATCTTCATTTAGTGGTTGAGTCATTGATGAAGCATATGGATTCTGTTCTTTTAGTGAATCTGTTTCATTTAGAATATCAGCAAACCCAGTTTTATTAAATTTAACTGTTTTTCTTTTATTCGGCCCTGCAGGCGTTGTTGGTTCATACAATGCACTTGATGGTTTATGATTTGTCATTTCATTAATTGTTGGTTGTAACCCCTCTTTTAAGATTTCAGTAAGTTCCTCTTTAATAACAGAACGTATTTCTTCTCTTACTACTTGTTTTAAAACTTTAACTAATGTTTTTGCATCCATAGTTTCTTCTTTTTTTAATAAATATTTATTGTTAGTATTTTATACCAGACCCCCAACTATCTCTAGAGGGCTTTGGACCATAAATTAATTTATTACGCTCATCGATATAATAATCACCAGGTTTTCCTAATGTTAATACAGGTTCTCCTAAATTTCTATATACTTTGCTAGGTGCTTCTTCTAATGATGTTAGTAACTCTTGTTGTTGTTTAATTGCATCATCTAATGATGATAAATCAATTTCATTATTACCTAAAATACCGGCAGAATTCGCCGCTGTCGTATCTAACTCGAATTGAGCATTATTACATTTACTAGATAATATTGGTATCATAGAACCTATAGATTCTTGAACTGGTGTTAATGCTGCTTGTATTGCATTTGGTATGTTAACTAATTCTTTAACAGCGATTGTAGCATTTGCGATAGTCATATTTTGCACGATTACTAACTCAGCAGCAATAGCAGCTGGGCCGGTTATTGGATTAAGTAACTGCGCAATTTTAATTGCCTGCGCTGTGCTAATCAGCGTTTTTATTGTTGTTGCTATAGTTTGTATTTTACTAACAATTTGTTGCATTTGATTTATTCGTTGTTGTAACTCCCGCAACGCTTCCAATGCTCCTTGAACTTTTGGATCGTCGCATGAAGCAGCATCTGGCAGTTGTATAGTACGTTCTAATGAGTCAACCAATGCCCTAGAAATTGATTCAATTTGCCTATTTACTATTTGTTGTATTCCAGAAACAGCTTGAGCTGG